CTACAGGTGGTCAACTCGTATTCGAACGTGACATCCACCTCCGTGTTAAGGAGAAGTAAAGAATGGCTTACGATTACCTAAGTCTGGTTAACGACATTAACCGCCGCCTCAATGAGGTTGAGTTGACTACAGCTAACTTCGCTACAGCGACAGGTTACTATGCCTTTGCTAAGGATTCTGTAAACAATGCTATTCGCCATGTGCAGCAAGAAGAGTTTGAGTGGCCTTGGAATCACTGCGAAGAGACTGAGACCCTGACCGCTGGCGAGGTGCGCTACAGCTTCCCCTATGACGCTAAGACGATTAACTTCAATACGTTCCGTATTAAGCGAGACAGTACTTTAAACGTAGAAACAAAGGCTCTCAAAGTTCTGTCGTATGAAGAATGGCTTGACAAATACGCTGATACTGAGTATAACTCAGACAGTACACTTCGTAGCACGCCTACTCACGTCATACGTACTCCTAGCCGCGAGTTCCTTATGTATCCGGCGCCTGATAAGGCATATGAGTTAGTATATGAGTACTACCGTACAGGGTTCGACTTAGAGAACCACGATGATGTACCTACCCTTCCTGAGCAATACCGTTACGTTATCACAGATGGTGCGATGTATCATGTCTATCAATTCCGTGGTGACATGCAGGCTGCACAGTTAGCGCGTGGTAAGTTTGAGCAAGGTATCAAAGCCCTGCGTAGCATTCACATCAACCGCACAGACTACGTGCGTGATACGCGAGTACATTACTAATGCCAACACAATGGAGTAGCTTTCCTGTTGAGTTCCGTGGCGGGTTGATATCCAACCTGTCCACGCTTCAGCATGGTACGAGCGCACCTGGTTCGGCAACAATCCTGCAGAACTTTGAAGTATCAAAGACAGGCGGTTACTCTAAGATTAGAGGTTTTGCTAAGTTCAGTACATCTACTGTACCTGGAACCGGTCCTATCCTAGCGCTCAAGGTTATTTCATCAGGCCGTGTGATTGTTGCACGTAAAGTTGACCAGGCTGCTATTGACGCAGAGACTAACCTAGCTTCTGGTGACCTTAACAAGACTGCTTACTATGTCGGCACGGGTACTACGTGGACCTTGCTAGACGACGGTGAAGGAAGCCCTACGTACGCAGTCAGTGCATCTACGGGTGGTGGTAAAGCGCGTCACACAGAGTTCAACTTTAATGGTGACGACAAGGCTGTCTTCGTAGATGGCACTAACTACCCTGCTATCTACAATACTTCTGGTGACGACTTAGAGTTCTTGTCCTCATCAGACAGCACAGACGTTAGTGGCGCAGAGCATGTTGCTATCTTTAAGAACACTGCGTTCTACGCTAAAGGTAACAACGTATTCTTTACGGCTCCGTTTACGGTAGATGACTTTAGCGCAGCTAACGGTGCAGGTTCGTTGAACGTTGGTCATGATGTGACAGGCTTGACCGTCTTCCGTGATCAGCTAATCATCTTCACGACAGACACCATCAAGCGACTCAGCGGTAATACGTCTGCTGACTTTCAGATGTCTTCTATTACAGATCGTATTGGTTGCATCAACGGCGATACCATTCAGGAAGTTGGTGGTGATGTTGTTTACCTAGCCCCTGACGGTATTCGCCTGTTAAGTGCTACTGACCGTATTGGTGACTTTGCGTTGGACGTAACGTCAGATACGATTAAAGAAGATGCCGACGCGTTGATTAACTCAACCTCAACGTTCTCTTCAGTGCTAGTGCGCGAGAAGAGCCAGTATCGCATCTTCGCATATATAGCTAGCGAGCAGGAGACTTCTGCAAAAGGGTTGATCGCTACTAAGTTCGTAGCTCAGGGTGCGACCGGTATTAGTTGGTCTACTACCAAAGGTATCAGGGCGTACGTTGCGGACAGCCGCTACGCAAATGATGCAGAGACTGCAATGTTCGCTAATAATGATGGCTACATCTATACGATGGAGTCAGGTAGCTCCTTTGACGGGTCTAGCATCGAAGCATTGTACGAGTCACCGTACATGCCTATCAACGATCCTCAAGTACGCAAGACGTTCTACAAGATGACCTTGTATGTCGAACCTACGGGCGGCTTTGATATTGAAGTGCACGTCAAGTACGACCTCGGCGCACGTAGCGTTATTCAACCTCCTGTAATCAACATTGAAACAACTGGTGACGCAGTAGCTTACTACGGCGCGTCATCTTCGGTATACGGTACGTCTAGCTACGGTGGTACACTAGATAACGTGTACTCTAATAACGTTATCGGGTCAGGCAAGACTATTGCTCTTCGTATCGAAGATAACTCGACCAACTCCACATTCACTCTAGACACAGCGCTTCTAGAATTTAGTCAGAACGATAGGCAGTAAGATGGCAGGCTATACACGTCAGGACACCGCAGACAACATTGCTAACGGTAACGTTATTGATGCTACTGACTTGGACAACGAGTTCAACCAGGTACAGTCTGCTTTCAACGCATCAACCGGACACTCACACGATGGCACCGCAGGCGAGGGCGCGCCTATTGAGAAAGTAGGGCCAAGTCAGGACTTGCAGATTACTGCAACTGCACTACAGCCCAAGACGACCAACACGCTCGACCTTGGTACTGCAAGCATCCTGTACAAGGATGGTTACTTCGACGGTACGTTAAACACCGACATCTTATCTGTCGATGAGACATCAACGTTCACAGGCAATGTGACGGCATCCGCTGCTGTATCTGTAGGTACTACTTTGACGGTTACCGGCACCGCCACGCTGAACGGCGACGTGACTTTAGGTAACACGTCATCTGATAGCCTAAATGTTACGGCTGGCGTAGCTTCACATGTTATACCAGCGACGGATGACGTACATGATCTCGGTAGCAGCTCTCTACAATGGCGCGACCTCTATGTTAATGGTACTGCTAACATTGATAGTCTGGCCGCTGATACTGCTGACATTGACGGTGGTACCATTGATGCTACTGTCATTGGTGGAAATAGTGCGGCTGCTATTACGGGTACTACCATTACAGGTACGTCGTTCGTAGGACCAGTCACAGGGGACGTAACAGGCAACCTTACCGGTAATGTCACAGGTAACGTGACGGGTAACGTAACTGGCGATGTCACAGGCAACGCTGATACGGCCACTACACTAGCTACAGCACGTACCATTGGTGGTGTTAGCTTTGATGGTAGCGCTAATATTGATCTGCCCGGTGTCAATGCTGAGGGCACGCAGAACACGACAGGCTCAGCAGCTACGCTGACTAACGCACGTAACTTCTCGTTGACCGGTGATGTAACTGCTACTGCTGTATCGTTTGACGGTTCAGGTAACGTAGCTCTTGCTACGACTATCGGTGCTAACTCTGTAGCGCTGGGTACAGACACTACTGGCGATTACGTGTCTAGCCTTGTAGCTGGCACTGGTGTGACCCTTACCAATAACTCAGGCGAGAGTGCTACTCCTACCCTAGCTATTGGTCAGGCTGTAGAGACTGACTCTAACGTACAGTTTAACAATGTCACAGTAGACGGTAACCTGACTGTATCAGGCACGACCACTACTGTTAACTCTACCAACACGCAAGTAGCTGATCAGTTATTCGAGCTTGGTAATGGCCGTACAGGTACACCTTCAGGTGATGCCGGTATCGTCATTGAGCGTGGCAGTGAGAACAACATCTTTATCGGTTACGATGAGAGCGCTGACAAGTTCACCATGGGTACAGGTACCTTCACTGGTGCTAGCACGGGTAACTTGACAATCACTTCAGGAACGCTTGTAGCCGATCTTGAAGGTAATGTTACCGGTGACGTCACAGGGGATGTAACAGGCGATGTAACAGGCACAGCTGACAATGCTACTAACATTAACATCGGCTCTAACACGTCTACGGACACGACTGCTTACCCTGTACTCGTAGGCGCTTCGACCACAGGTAATCAGGCGCCGTTTATTGATAACTCAGACTTGTCATATAACGCCTCGACTGGTACACTAACCGCGCAGAACGTTAGCGATTCGACTGGCGATCTACGTACACCTAAGTTCACCTCTACCAGCGGTACGACAGAGATCACAGCATCAGGAGTGTATAACTTCAGTGCTGCTTCTACGATTACCTTTGGTACTGCATCAGGCGAGCTAGAAGCAGGTGATATCGTAGTGATCTACAACGCTCACACGGCTGCAATAACTATTGAAGATGGCGATCTGACCACGTTCTACATTGAAGGCGATACAACAGACAAGACTTCGGTAACTCTAGACGCAGCAAGTCTTGCCACAGTCACCATCTTAAGTAGTACTAAAGGTATTATTTCAGGTTCAGGTGTAAGTTAATGAGCGCTATTATTCTGGCGGGGCCGCAAGCAGCAGCTTCGAAGTTCACGCTTGATACATTCTTAGATAACATAGATACTGCTGCCTACAGAAACTTCGTAGAGACTAAAGCAGACTTCCGTCAAGGTATGCGTACCGATACGGGAGCGTCAGGTACTAGCTTCTTCCAACATAACGCAAACAACACACGTTATTTAACTGCTGTTACAGGCTTTGTAGGCGGTTCAGAAGGTAGTTGGGCTACTATACCGAGCAAGTGGAAAGCAGCTAAAGGCTCTACTCTAGTCTTTATGAACAGCTCTTATAGCCCGACATCAAACCAGGACACGGTCACAGACGCTACGTTTAATGGTAATAGCATTACGCTCACGGACCAAAGCCCGTCATCATACGTTGACAGACTCTATATCAGTAACAAGGTTGCTATGAGGTACTATACTCATAGCTCTGATAGCAGTACCTATGATCTTAGCGGAGCTACTATAGGGGCTACTTTCAACAAGCGATCTCAGAATGGCTTTAACAGCCAGACTATCGTTGGCCTACCTGGTAAATGGGACGTCATTGAAACCGAAGCCGCTGTTCACTCCGTGGCGGGGCAGAGTTATACAACTTCGACTAGCTTTCAGGCGGGTGACGTAATCCTGTTACAGTCCGGTGAGGTTGAAGACTCTGCTGTGTTCTTCGATATGGAAGACTCTGGGGGTAATGCAACTCGCAGAGGTTCTACCCGTAGAGGAAACTGGTATGAAGCTCACAACTTTGAATTATATACCGTAGATAGTGCCGGTACAGTTACCTGGGATGGCACAACACAAGATGGTCTCACCTATATTGCACTTAGGTTCGCAGGATAAAGAGGAACACAATGGCTAAGAAGTTCGCAGGCTTTACTCCTGCTCAGCTAGATCGGATCTTCCCAGAGTTACAAGGGCTGCGTCCTCAAGATAAGCAGACGGTG